GGCCCGTTCCGCATCAAGCTCAGCACGCCGATCGGCAAGGGGCGCACGTGGGTCAGCGCCGGAACCAGGGTCGGCCGCGGATGGGTCAGCGTGTCGGAGCCGGTCGGCAAGAGGCGCAGGCGCCGGTGAATGTCGGCGCTCGCCGATAACGTCAGATAACTGTGGCCCCGATGGTGCTCGAACACCACCGGGGCCGTTGACGCCGAACCTGAGAAAGCAGGAACGACGACATGGGCGAATCTACCCTGGCCGCTGCGCGCCGAGCTAAGGCGCTCCATCTGGCCGGATCGCTCGCCAGCGCCTGGCCGTCCCCGGCTAAGCCGCGCCGCAAGCGCGAGCCGCGAGCGACATTCACCGTGATCGACTACCGCAAGTGCTCTGTCTGCTCGGCGCTGTTCATCGGGCGCGCGTCGGACGGCGGCCACAGGAAAACGTGCAGCTCGCCCTGTGCCACCGAGCACCGCCGCCGCATCGGGAACGCCCGCAAGCGGAACCGTCAGCACCTTGAGCGCTCGGCCTACTCGGACATCACGCCCCAGCAAGAGATGGCCATGCGCCGCAAGGCGCGCAAGTGCCCGATGCCAGGCTGCGGAGTCAAGCTCACCGACGAGCCCGGACTGCCCAACAGCAAGCACCTCGACCACATCATCCCGATCGCCGCAGGCGGCACGCACAGCCATGGCAACACAAGGGTGATATGCCGCTCGTGTAACGTCCGCCGCCCGAGAGACGGCAGCGACTATTTCGGGCCGGTCACGCTGTGGGCCGTCCTGCCCGGAACGGTGGCACGCCCGCACGGCGGCACCAACAAGACGACCTGTCGCAAGGGGCTGCACCCGTGGGTAGCGGAGAACATCGGCACCGGCAGCACTGGCAAGAACTACTGCCGTGCCTGCCGCCAGGAAATCGAACGCGCCCGAAACCCGCTTCGCCCGTGTGCCAGGTGCGGGACGCCGGCCGCACTGCAAGGCGGTCAGGCCATGTGCCCGGCCTGCACCGACACCGCCGCCCGCAAGGCGGCTGAACTGCACAAGGCTGGCGGCCTGAACTGGAACCAGGTAGCCGCCCTAGTCGGCTACGGCAGCGGCGAGGGAGCCCGGTATGCCGCCAAGCGGATCGGGTACACGGCCGCGCCGAATACGCCAGCGCTCAAGCCACGGCCACTGTGCCAGTGCGGCGAGCCGGTGCCGCCAGGGCAGCGCGGCCCCAACCACAGCCGCTGCGACCGCTGCGTCCTGGCATGCGCTCAGCGGGCAGTCCGCCTCCGGCAGGAAGGCTGGACGCTGCGCAGGATCGCCGACGAGATGGGCTACTCAAGCATCACCACCATCACCAACCTGATGAAGACAGTGGCGCCGGTCGCATCACGGATGGGAAGACCTCGTAAGACTGCGTAGCGGAAAAAGTCATACACGTCCATTCAAGCGGGGCGCAGGAGAGCCGCAACGCTCTGAAAATACGACTCCGGACCACCCCGGGGGGACTCTCGCTGGCCTGAGGGGCGGCTGGCGAGGGGGGGAGGGGGGTACCGTGGCGCTCGTGGACCTTCACGCGGTGCCCGACGAGCCGGAGTCCCCGGCCGAGGTGAAGCTTGCCGCCGCAGTTGACGTGTCGATCGCGGCGCTTGCGCCTCCGGAGGCTGACGCTGCGGTGGTTGCGCTGGCCAGGAAGATGGCCACGGTGATCGACGACATGGACGACGAGCGCTTGTCGCTGATGATCGGCCAGACGGCCCCTCAGCTGCTGAAAGTGCTGCAGGAACTGGAGTTGAGGGCGGCTAAGCGGCGTGCCGGGCAGCGTCCGGCCCGTCCGAACCGTGTGGCGAACATCCGGGCAGCTCACGCGCAGTCGCCGGCGAAGAAGAAGCGGGCGGGCTAGGCGGCGAACGACCTGATGCTGCCTCGTCCTCGTTCTGGCATGGTGAGCAGGACGGAGACGGCCCCGGCCGCGCTGTAGGCCGAGTCGCAGTGACCTTCGCCGCGGCGGGTGAACCGCCATCCGTCGCCGGTGAATAGCCGGGATGCTCCCCTGACGTGGGTGTCGAGGAGTTCCTGTCCGGCGTGGACGATGCCGCGGCCGCGGACGAGCCCGGAGAACTCCATGCAGGCCTCGCTGACCCTGGACCCGCTGATCTCGCCGTTCTCGGGGACCTCTGCGGGCTTGCGCTCGCCGGAGTGCTTGTTGATCTTGAGTGCGAGCGGGCGGATGACGCTGCCGATCTCGGCGCAGGGGCCGCCGGGGAACCACCCGAAGGCCTTCGGCTTGACCTTGGCGAGTTCCCCGGCGAGTTCGCGCCGTACGTCGGCGCTGGACGTCCAGTCACGGACGAGTTCGACCCTCGGCCGGCCGTCGGCGAGCTTCGCGGCGACGGTGAGGGTGAAGTGCTGGCCGTCGGGGGCGGCGTCGAGGCAGGCTGCGAGGCGCTCGCGGTGGCCGTCCATGGTGCCGGAGGGGTCTGAGCAGGCTTTCCAGGCTTCGTAGTCGATTGCGCCGTCGAGCTGGTCGACCTTCATGCACAGGACTTCCGTGCGAAACACGTTGGGCGGGTCGGTGACGAGGGCGGTGCGGATCGCGGCCTCGCTGACGGTGTAGCCGAGCCCTGGGTTGGCCTGGCGGATCTGTTCCCAGTCGTCGAGTTCGCAGCCGTCTTCCCCGGACCACTCGAAGAGGCCGATGGAGGGGTCGCGGCCGCTCAGCGCGGCCTCGCGGAGCTGGTTGAGCACGACTGACTCGTCGTCCCCGGCGTTGCTCATGCACCAGATCTGGGCGTCGGGCCTGGCCATGGTCGTTTTGGACAGCGCGGACCATGCGGCCCAGTTCCTTTGCTCGCGGAGCTCGTCGATGTTGAGCTCGTCGATGCTCAGCCCGCGGCCGGCCTTGCGGTTCGATGCGGCGATCTTGTACCGGCCGCCTCCGGCGAGGGTGAGGGATTCGTCGAGCTCGTCGTCCTCGTAGCCGAGCTCGCGCTCACCGGGGTCGATGCCGCGGGCGTCGAGTTCGCTGGCGAGGCGGAACCACTCGTCGCCGTTGACCCTGCGGACCGTTTCCAGCTCCTCGGAGAGGTCGGGCGATGCCTCGATCGTGTCGATGCACATCTGCCACTGCTCGCGGGCGAGGCTGACGTCCTGGGCGACGCCGAGGATGAGCTTCGCGCCGTCGACGTGGAGCCGCCAGAGGCTGATGGTGCGCTTTCCGCTGCTCTTTCCGTTCTGGCGGCCGACTAGGACGACGATGACGCGGAAGCGGTAGAAGCCGCTGGCGTCGGTCTCCATGGCGTGAATGGCGAGCCAGCGCTGCCAGGGGAGGAACGGTTCGCCGATGGCGTCGGCGAAGTCGCAGACGCTGTAGCCGTGGCTGGTGGCGCGGGTGAGCTTGCGGAGCGGGGGCGTCCAGAGGCGCGGTTGCGTCTTGCCGAGCAGCTTGCGAGCCGTCATCGCCGCCACCTCGTGTTTCTAACGGTCGTTAGATTGCAGATGCATCGGCTGTTAGCTTACGATTGCGACGACATCCCCCTCGTGATCGCTACGGAGGCTCGCATGGCCGCTGCCTCAGTGCCGCTGACGGGCCGTTCGCTGCTCGGCAAGGCGGCCGTGGCGCTGCATGCGCGGGCCAGGATGAGGAAGCAGGGCCCGTCGCGGCTGGCGGCGTTCGTTACCGATCACATCGGGACGATGGCGGCGATGGGGCTGGTTGACGCGGGCCTGTGGCACTGGAGCGAGATCGCCGGGTTCATCGGCGCGGGCGTCTGCGTGCTGGTCGCCGAGCTGAAGATCCGTGGCTGAGGTGATCGGCCGGCGCGTTCAGTCGCTCGCCGAGATCGAGCGTCCCGGCGACTACTGCGGCCCGGTCAAGGGCTACACGGGCGACAAGGAAGCCTGCTTCTTCCTCAAGCCGAACGCCCGCGACGAGGGAATGCCGCCGCGCTCCCGCAGCCTTCAGCATGTCTGCTTCCCGCCGCACACCTACCGGGAGTGCCCCGACGGCTCACTGGAGATCCGCGCGAGCATCGGCAACCTGATCGGCGGCAACCCGGCCACTGACGACGGCTGGCACGGCTACCTCGACGAGGGCCACGTCTGGCGGCAGGTCTGATGGGCGTGTTCCTGGGCCCCGTCGGCGACGACCCGCAGAGCGTGGAGGTCCAGCGCCTCGGTATCCGCCCGGGTGACGTGCTCGTGCTGCGCCTGGACTATGAGCTGTCGTCCGTGGCTGAGGCGAATGAGATCAAGGCCCGGGTGGCAGGGGTCTTCGGCTGGCCCGTACCTGTCCTGATCCTGGAACGCGGCGTGGACATCGGCGTCATCGGCCCGGACGAGGCGACCTGATGGGCTCGCTGCTGGGGATGCTCGCGCCGCGGAACGCCGCCCGCTCGGCGGGCTCGCCGGTGCCGATGGGCGGCGGCATGATGTCGTCAATGCCGGGCATGGGCTCGGGCGGGAACCCGGACCTGCAGCTGATCCGGACCTACAAGGCCAACGGGACGGTCCGCGCCAATGCCGGGCTGATCGCCGAGTCGGTGGCGGGCCAGCAGTGGGTGATGTTCCGCAAGGGCGCCCCGGCGCAGCGGTTCACGACCAGCGACCAGGGCTCGGACGAGCGCAAGCAGGTCATGGTCCACGCGGCCCTGAACTGCCTGGAGAACCCGGCCAGCGTGCTGGTGAACGGCATCTGGAAGCCGGTCATCGACCGTTTCATGCTGTTCGAACTCAGCGATATCTGGATGACCCAGACCGGCAAGTCCCACTGGATCGTCGACTTCGCCGAGGGCGCGAGCAAGATCCCGCTCGGCCTGTGGCCGGTGCGCCCGGACCGGATGACGCCGGTCCCGGACCGGCGGAACTTCCTCGCGGGCTGGATCTACACAAGCCCGGACGGCCGTGAGCAGGTGCCGCTGCTGCCCACCGAGGTCATCTTCAACAGGTTCAGCGACCCGGAGGACATCTACGGCGGCTGCGGCCCGATCCAGTCGGTCCTGACGGACATCGAGGCGGCGGACTACGCGTCCCAGTGGAACCGCAACTACTTCGTGAACAGCGCGGAGCCGGGCGGCGTCATCCAGCTCGACCACGAGCTCGGCGAGGGCGAGTTCGACGAGATCGTCTCGCGGTGGCGGGAAACGCACCGCGGGGTCGCCCGCGCGCACCGGATCGCTGTGCTCGAGGCCGGGGTGACCTG